GTCTGATGTGGTCATGGGGCGCGGTCCTCTCAGTCGCGACAAGGGATGAAAAGCCGCGTACTACTGTGCGGGGCAAGGAAAGAGAAAGATCAGCGCAGTTCGTGCCAGGCAGAGAGCGTTCCCTGCGTCACGGAGAGCTGATAGGTCGCGCCGGGCGGCACTTCGATAGAAGTAGCGAACACCAGGTTGGCCGCAGTGGATGGGGCAATCTGAGACTGCGAACCCATCCCGGCAACGCCAGCGACCGTCCAGGACAGGGACAAGGTGCTGTTGTTCACCGCACCTGCGACAGACGCGAGCGCCGTGATCGTGCGCCCGGTCGTGTTCGTGTACTGCGTGTTTATCGCTCGGGATGCGGCGACGTTCGACCAAGCCTGTGCGGGCAGGCTGGAACTAGTGGCCGAGATGAGGCCGCAACTTACGGCGGACAACCCAGAATCCAGCGTGCCGGAATCGTTCGCCACCGTGACCGTGGTGATGCCCGCGCCAAACGACGAGTTCGTGATCGTGCTATGGATCGTCCCGGCAGTGTTCGTGGTCTTGACCCTGCGCCCGATCTGGTACGTTGAGGTCTGGTCCCCGACGACCGAAAAGCTTGTCGCGCTGATGTAGGTTGGCGTTCCCGCGTAAGCCAGCCATTGGTCAGCGGTGGAGATCACAGCCGGGTCGTTTACCCCTGTCACCCCGTTGACCGTCTGCACCGTCGCGCCGTCTGCGTCCTTGACGATGAACTTGTAGGCGAGGCCAGAAGTAAGCCAGAACTGGCCCGCAGGATTCAGCCCCGCAGCGTTGAGCGTGACCGATGCGGCATTGGGGGTTGCGCCGGTGGAATCGGTGTAGGTGGCAAGCGCCGTGCTCGACCCTGCTGCGTAGGATTCGACCGTGTAGCCGACAGCGGGAGCGCCATTGTTGTCTAGGTACTGCGAGTTGCCGAAGGGCGAGAAAAGCACCGTCATGGGTTGTCCTTAGTTCTGTAGAACGATGATTCGGAAGACTTGGGAGGGCGGATCTACCGCGCCAGCAGAGAAGTTCTTTGCGTACACCGTCACGGTGTTGTCTGCGGTCACTGAACCGGAGAAGATGACGCCCGCAACATCAGGGGTCGTGACTTGGACTGCATCGCCTGCGCGAGCGCCCGTGACTGTCACCGTCTGCGTCCCTTGGCCTAGAGCGGCGATGGACGCGAAGTTCAGGGTTGCAGTGACGTTGAAGCCAGCCTTCCAGACCAGGCCGGCGAACACCTGGTTAAACCAGTTCGACCAGCCAGGGCTGAGCGGAGACCCAATGGCCTCTACGATGGGAGGGCGGTTGTTCAAGGACGCGGCTCCGCATCAATCGAGGCCGAGGTAATGACCACCTTCACCGGGTCCGTAACACGGATCTTGAAAAGCCAATCCCGCGACATCCCGAGCCGACGCCAGATGACCCGCGTCACGTAGGAGCCCATCGCACCGATGGATGTCCACAGCTCATTGCCCCAAGTCCTGCCGTTGTCCTTGGAGATTTGCAGCATGGCTTGCGGCTGCGAGCCCCGCCCTGTCACCAGGCCAACGCCCGTCTCAAAATCGACCTGGAGCGAGTGAACCGCCACCCGGTCAAAGTTGCTGGCGAAGTGCTTACCGACAATCTCCCGTGCAATGGGCGTGCCGTTGTCGGTGTAGGCGTCGGGATCGAGCGTGTAGACATCCCCGGTCGCGTAGTCGCACACGCGCATCTCACCGAGGTAGTCCACAGCGATCTCGCCGCGATGCCGCTCTCCCTCCAGACCCGACTCCAGCGGGCTCCACATATTGGTGGATGCGTCGTACAGCCAGGACTTCCCTGCGGCGGGGAAGTTGATCTGGTACATCGGGTGCCCGCCGAGCATGTAGGAGAACCCGGTGGCGTCGGCTACCGTGGAGTAGCTGTTGATGACAGCATCCACTTCCTGCGAGCTGATCTTGCGTAGGGCGTGCCCGGCCATCACCATGACCTGAGATTGGCCCATCGCGTTCTTAAACAGGCCAACCAGGCTGTCATTGAACTTGACCAGCGACCACGGAGCGACAAGGCCAAACTCCAGTGTCGAGCCGCGCTGGTTGGCATAGGGGAAGTCTTGCCCGCCCGTGTTGCCCCAGAATTCCGTGGTCTTCTCGCCGGCCAGGACAAGTTCGCCGTGGTCTGCGATCACCCGCAACATGCCGTCCGGGTTGCTTTCGGCTGTGGCGTACTCCAGCGCATCAAGCGTGGTGAAGTCGTAGGAGGCGGTGATCTGAAAGCGCCCGTCCGGGTAGCCGAGAATCCCGTAGCCGTCCTGGAACGTGATGTCCAGCGGGTTGGCAATGCGGTTGGTCGTCACCTCGACAAACGCAAGCGTGGCAATTGTGTAGACCCAATAGGAGTCGCCGTCCACTAGCCCGATCTGCGTGCCGTTGTAGGCCAGGCTGACTCGGCCCGAGGTGGTGCCGATGGTGCCCCGCGAGGTCTTCACGCCCGCGTTATTCAGTTCGTAGAACACGCCGCGATGAACGAAATAGGCCATGTCGTCCACCTCGATAGCGCCCCGAATGGGGGTGTCACCGAAGGAGGCAAACAGAGTCAGCCCAGGGGTGCCGTGGAACGACACCTGCGACTTGTCCCCCGCCTGCGTGATTTCGGCGTACAGGTTCAGGTGGCGCTGGGCCGTGACGACAGGCGACTTCCCCTGCTGCCCCAGACCGAACAGCGGAACAATCGGCATTTAGGATGCTTTCAATGAAAAAGCCCGCACGGGGCGGGCTGGATGTCTAGAATGTTGCGGTGGACTACGTCGACTATCTAATCGCAAAGCTGATCGTGATAGCCGTTGCCGCCTTCGGGTGGGGCGTCTACTGCGGCATTACTGGTCGGCCACTAGGACAGGTGTGGCGCGAGAAAGAGCCGCCGCCACACGATTAGGCGCAACGGGCGCTTGCAATGAACTGAGCGCCTTTGCCAGTTCATTGGGGTTCGACAGCAACTCCGCAAGCGCGTTCTCTGTCTTCGCCGTGCCAAGCTTCTTGACCCCGGTGATCAGTTGAAGAAGCAGGCTAGGCGTTCCGGCACTTTGTGCGCCAGCAGCAATCGCGTTGGGGATAGTGTCGGAGCCACCGCCCGCCGTTGCGGTGCGCTTCACGCCCTGGACAATGCCCTGACGCTGCAAAACCTTTAGCGTAGCCTCCAGCCGATCCAATGCGCCGGAACTGAGCGCCAAGCTCTTGTCCGGCATCCTGGCCGCATCCAGTGCCCCATTGAGGCCAGCTTGCGTGATCTTCGGAACGTCGCCGTTCGGGTCGAGCGCAACGCCCCTAGCACGTCCGGTTGCATCATCCACAAATGCGCCGCGCACCTTGGACGCGGCTTTCGCGGCCCGGACCTTCTCGGAATCCTTGGCGTAGCCTTCAATGACCTTTTGCCACTTCCCTCCGGTGGAGGTGTTCAGGATGTCGTCCATCTCGGCGATCAGGCTCTTGATGGCCGGATTGTCCCGAGGAACGGACTTGAACACGTCCGGGGACATGGGATTCACTTTGCCATTGAGGTTGGCTCGGAGTTGTTGCAGATGCCCAAGAGAGAAGTTCGGGCCAACACGGTCAAATTCCGCGTTGATTGCATCTAGCACGCCACGGACGCTCGGATTGGATGCGTCGGGGGACTTCAGTGCGGTTTCAAGATCCGCGCCAAATTGCGTCATGCGCCGCTGCCACAGGCGCGGCTTTTGGTTTTCTGCCGCCTTCGTCCAGGCCGTGCGCCAGTTCTCTGCACGCTCCCCTAGGCGCTGCCCCAGCTCTCCAGCCTCGTCAGTCGCCTTCAACACGTTGTCAAAGACCGCCTTACCTTGCCGCTGGTCGAGGTCGTACCATGCCGGGCTCCCCTTGACGCGAGAACCCTGCTCCATGACGGCCAGCTTCGGATTGCCTGTCGCCGCCGCAGACGACACAGGGATGTTTTCTGCGCCAGCCGGGTAATAGGTCTGGATGTCGGCAACAGCCTGGTTGACATCATCACCAAGCGTCGCCGCGATTTTGCTTGTCGCATTGTTCTTGGCGAACTTCGGAGAAACTGCATTGCCAACGGTGCGTCCTGCCGCTCCAGCGACCCGCGTAACGACCGGGATTGCGCCGCCGACGAGTGCCCCCACGTCTGCATCCTCGGGGTTCACTAGCCCCGCTGCCAAGCCACCATTGATCGCACCGCCAGCTACCCGAGTGCCAAGGTTTGCGGCTTGCGGAACAAAGCCAGGAGCGACCCGCGCGCCGGTGGAGAAGCCACCCGTCCGCACCGCGTTGATCAGCCCTGGCACTTTGGCAGCAACGGTCGGCGCAACCCGGGCCGTGGCGTTGGCGGCGGCGCCACCCACCCCTAGCGTTCCCGCCACCTCCGTGACCAACTTCCCGCCGCCATAGGCCAGGGAGTCCGTGTCAGCGCCGGCCACATCGCGCATGAATTCATCCATGTCGCCGCGCCGCTTGCGGTTGGACTCCAGCGATAGCCCCTTCCCGTCTAGAGCATCCTTGGCAACGTCAATCGGAGCCAGCAGGGTCGCACCGATAGAGCCAGCGCCGCGCACCAACCCTGCGCCAAAGTCGCGCGCACCTTCAGCGGCCTTCTGGACCACACCTTTTTCCTTAGGCTCATCAATCCTGATCCCCTTGGATTTGGCGAACGCCAGCACATCCTCCCGCGTCGTCCCTTCGGGGACGCCCCTAATGATGGTGCCATCAGGCAGGCGAACGTCCATTATTTACCCCACTGAAGTTCACGCGGCTTGCCGCTTGGCAGTGCCCCAAGATCCACAGGCGCATTCGCGTTTTGCCCAAGGTCTTGCACAATCATGTCTTTGCGAAGGCCGTACTGATTCGCTTGGCGTTCGTAGTTCGCATCGACTTGCTTTTGCCCATCCTGGGCGGCTTTGTAGATTTGCCCGGCGATGTTCTTGAAGTCTGCGGCTTGCTTTTCAGTGAGAACCTTGCCGAGCTGAAGCGTCTTGTAGTAGTTCGCGGCACGGTCAAGAACGCCAGTAGCCGCAAGCGCCATACCAAGCTCAGACTCGCGCACAACAGAACCCGGGTCCAGCAGCTTCATAAACTTCGTCGCCCCGGCTAGGGTCGCGGCCGGCGAGGTCGTGGCTTTGTCCAGCGAAGCATTGATGATCTTGTAGGCATCCGCCACCTCTTTGAAGGGCTTGGACTGTGCGCGGTAGTCGTCTGCCAGTTTCATCTCGGTATCGCGGTCGCCTTTGATCTTGGCCGCTTCTCGGGTCGCTGCGGCGGTTTCTGCTGCCGCTGCACGGGTTGCGTTCGCGTTGGCGTAGGACGCCCCAACGCTGCGCTTGTTGTTCTCCACTGAGACTGCGTGGCCTTGGGCGGTCAGCCCCTCGGTGGTGGAGTTATGGCGCTTCGTCTCGCCAAACTTGCTAACTTCCAGATCGTGCGACAGTTTCTTCCACTGCTGCTCAAGCTGATCCTTCACGGGCATTGCCTGCAACCGCTTTTGCTCGACTAGTGCTGGGTCATACTGCGCTGGCATCTGCGCGGCAGCAGCCTCCCCGAACACCTCCCTAGTTTGCTCGCGAGCCATGTCCCACGTCGCCTGGTCCTTCACCGCGCCCATGATCTGGCCGGAAACTTCAAACTTCTTCAGCGTCGCCTCGATCTCGTTTTTCTTTTTCAGAGCTAGCGCCGCGTCTTCCTCATTGAAGCCCTTGCGAATCGGCGCAATCTTCGTCCCAAGCCCTTTGGAGGCGAGAGTGGAGTAAAGGCGATTGCGGTCCACGACACCATCCGGGCCGAGAGCACCCTTGTAGGCTTCGTTCAGCAGGCGGTTTTCCTCGACGCCGCGCTTCAGTTCGCCGGCCTGGAGTTCGCCCATCTCCTGCTGCTGCTGAAGACCCTTGATCTGGAACAGGCGAGCAAGCCCGTTCACAGGGCTGTCGAACTGCGGGAGCTTGGCCTGAAGGGGGATGGATGCGTCAATGGGCATGTTCTGTCCCTCAGTTGAAGTAGGAGGGCATACCGCTGCCGGTGGTGCGCCACGCCTCGGAATCCACAACCGGAGTTGCCGCCCCGCCGTTGGGGAAGATCCGATCCATCATCCGATTGTTCTGCCATGAGTTCACCGCCTGCGAGATGCCGCCGGTGATGGCGTTCCCGCCGCCGATGTAGCCCGCAGCACGCGAATTGCCCGCGCCGATGATGTTCCCGCTCGCGCCATTGGCGAAGTTCTGCGAGGCGTTGCCGACTTGGTTGGTCGCCTGCTGCCCCGCACCCGACACACCAGCGAGCTTGTTGTAGATGGAATTTTGGTTGTTCTGGAAGCGGTTGTAGCTGTCGTTCGCCTTCGTGCTGCCGTAGTCAGAGCCAAAGCGGGTGAGCGCCTTGAGCGTGGCACCAGACAGCGCAGAGCCTCGAGCAGCCGCTTGCCGGTCGATGCCCTTGCGGCCTTCGTCCAGACCGAACTTGAGCCCGTTCTGGTAGACCGGATCGGCCTCCAGGTCCGCAGCAGTGAAGGTGCGCAGCAGCGAGCCCGGTGTGGTCGCCATCGGAGCTGCCGCAGCTTGCTCCTGCGTCATGGCGGGAGCTTGCGGGGCCTGCGCCTGCCCCTGCGCCGCCATCAGGCGGTCAATCTCCGCGTTCAGACCGGCCTCGTCCACATAGGAGGTGGAAGCGGCGTAACCCGGGAAGGGTTGGCCGATGAAGCTCTCGGCGTTGGCGTCGGTCCTCTCTTGCGCCTGATACGCCATGTCAGGCGACCAGCCGGAAGCGCTGGGATCGACGTAGGGCTTAGGGGCGGCAGGTTGGTTCGTGGTCTGCGGCGCGGCTTCAGCGGCTTGCGTGCGCGTGAACTGGCTGAGAAGCTGCGAGCGCAGCGTGTCACGGTTCAGGACCGGAGCGGAGGCGGCGGGAGTCGCAGCCGGCATGGTCATGGTCGTACCGACAGCAGGCGCGGGAGCAGTGCCGCCAAGCCCCATCAGGTAGGCAAGGCGACTGTTCGCTGCCACGCCGGTTTGACGGAACGGCTCCTGAAGCTCTACTTGCTTGTTGAACTGCTCGCGCTGAAGCTGGGTCGCTTCGGCAGCGGAGTCCGCTTGCATCTGCGTGGCCTTCTTGGACGACTGCGAGGCCATGACACCCCCAGCGACAGACGCTGCCACCCCAACCCATGCGACGCTCATTGAATCACCTCTATGGTTCGCCCATCCGTTAGGGCCTCGTAACCCTCGAACGCCTCCCAAGCAATGGCCTGGTCGATCTTCTGCGGGTCTGTTTCGTCAGTGCGAAAGACGTTTACGAACACGGTGTCTTCGTGCGCGTAACCGACCTTCTGAATTCCTGCGGGCGACACCACCGAGTAACCCGCCTTCACCCGGGCTGAGCCCGTCTCGGTAAGCACGCTGATGTCACCCTTGCTGACCACATTGACGCAGGGCAGCTTGTGCATCTTCCCGACCAAGAGCGTTCCCTTGGGGATGAACAGTTCCCGCACGTACATTCCGTCCAGGAAGGTGTGCTTCACCTCCATCTCGCGCTTCTCACCCGAAGCAAGGAGCCGTTTGGTCAGGCCCACAATCCAGCGCCGAACCTCAAGCGGGTCAGCACTCGGCGGCACCAACTCGCCGGAGGTCGGGTCCAGCAGCGCAAGAGGCCGCATGAACCCGACGCCGTAGGTCACTTTCAATCGGCCACCGAGAAAGAGATGGGGCCGGAGGGAACAGACAGCGCCAGAGCCCCGTCACGCTCTGCCTGCCAGCGTTGGGCAATCTCCACGCGGGTCTGCTGCGGAACGCCGTACTTCAAGCCAAGCGCGTTAGCCACGCCATAACCCAGAGGCGCAATCCAGTACTGCGGCACAGTGGGCGTTGCCGTCGCGTCCGCATCGGGGATGATCTTCTGGTACTGCAGCGTCACCACCGGATCAACCGAAGGCGTGGGCCACAGATAGAACACTTTGGCCGGGCTGATGTAGAAGTGCGTTACCACCTCACCCGTCACCGTTCGGTCCTGCATCCCGACCCAGATAGCGTGCGGGATCTGCTCAAGCGGCACCTTGTACCCGTTGAGGGTCTTCCAAGCCACCGGAAAATCGAAGTAGTCGGTAGGCAGCGCCATCGTCTGCGCAGCGGCAAACGTCAGAGCCACCTCACCCGACAACTGCGGCCAGTTGAACCCGGACAGCGGCAAGCCCTTGAGCACGCCATCGAGCGCCCCGAGAGCCTTTTGCATGTCGCCAGCAGTCGCCGTCTCACCCGTGCCAAGCACGTTGATGTGCTCCAGGGCGTCGGTGCAAATCTGCTGCGCGGTGCGCGTCCAGGTCGTGCTCATTACAACGGCTCGACGGAGTAGTTATAGCGCGGGATGCGGATAGCCACTTCCTCGTTCTTGTCGTTCTTCACGACCGTCTCCACGATGGAGTGCTTGAGGCATTCCAGGTAGCCCACATCGATCTCCACCGGCTGATCGCGCTGGATCAGGATGGGCTTGTAGTTGTACGACAGGAAAACGTCCCCCTTGTCGCCCTTGTCCTCACCCGAGTGGATGGTGACTTTCACCTTGCGCGGTGCAGCCTTGGCGGCTTTGGGTTCTTTGACTTCGGGCTTTTCCATGACTTCGCTCATTCAGAGGCTCCAATGAAAAAGGCCCGGGGTTAGCCGGGCCTGGTTGCAGAAACTGCGTTGCTTAGCCGACAGCGACCCAATAGAAGGTCTTGGAGGCAACCAGCGTGGTCGCGGTCAGGGTCACGGAGACGCCCGACACAGCGATGCCGTTGGTCGTTTCCAGCTTCTTGGTGCCAGCATCGACTTCGT